TTAGAAAAGCCCTTGATTCACATTCTTTTGATAACAATAAGACCATGAAATATACAGGTACAATAAGGAATAATGAATGCGTTGGAGAAAAGATAAGTGAATTGGCTTTGGTAGATAGTGACGGAGATATTGTATGTATCAAGACATTTTCTGCTAAACAGAAAGATGCAGATATAGAAATGACATTTGATATCTATGATACCTTCTAGGAGGTGGTGTAATGGTTAATATTAAAACAGACGATATCCGTAGGTTCAAAACTACTGACAGGGCTCATGCTGATTTATTTAATGCTGTTTTGGAAGATTTAATAAGCAATGATAAGGAGTTAAGTAAAAGCCGAACTACAACTATAGTTGAGGTACTTGCCACAAAATGGGAAGGTAGTAGTATCTTTAAACAAAGAATAGATATTCCAAACATAAAAGCAAGTGATACACCTATCGTGAGCCACAAAATTGAAGATAACATGACTGATGCATCTACGATAAAGGCAAGGTGGAAGGCTTATAGCTTTCTTGATAAGGTAGCTGTATATGATGGCTACATAGAGCTTATATGCTTTAGGAAAAAGCCTCAAAAAAGTTTTTATCTGGCAGTAAAGGAGGTGTAAAGGATGGCTGATGCAATTTTGATGGCAGGAGGCACAGGCGGAGTATCATCTGACGATGTTACTGCCAGCAAAGCTCAAGTGCTGCAGGGGTATAAGACTGTCACTAATGACAGTGATGATGAGGTTGTTGAGGGCGAGATTGTAAGCCGTGGAAACATAGTAGATACAGTAAGTTTTGAGAATGCTTACTGGGATTTGAAATTCTTGGCAAGAATGGAGCAAGGTTTCTACTCACAAAATGAGCAGTGGAAGCCGTGCGTGGCTATACCTTATGCAGTGATGGCAAACGTAGCAGGTGTAGATGCAAATAAAATGCTGGATAGTCTTACTATAGCAGGAGTAAGGGGTACTGTACACACATACGGTGCTTGGAACAACGCTTTGGAAGTAGTAAATGCCACTTGGGAAAACAAAGTGCATGTGCGATTTGAAGAAGGATACTATCCCAAAGATGGTAATTATAAGCCGGCGGCGATAGTGCCGTATGATGTGCTTGCAAATGCTATTGGAATTGACGCAAGTAAGATGCTGAGTGCTCTTAATGTGCTTGGAAAGCAGGGGCAGATAAAATCCATTAACACGCAGGATAATAATTACAGGGTTAACAAATCGACCGCCTTTGGAATTGATAACTGGACAGATCCAAACAACGTAGTCTTTTACGTAGATTTTCCACACGGCAATGGTTACTACAATCGCCCAGATGGACATCCGCATGTCTGCATAGATGCTGTTAATTTAGGTACAGCAGGTGCAGATTCTGTACTAAGTGGACAAACTGCAACTTCAGTACAAGGTGTTAAATTTGCAGGTGCTATCCAGCGATGGATATGCACTACAGGTGATGTTATTACGGCTCTAGGTGGTGAGGGATTTGTTTGGGATGACACTCACGCAAGCAGGGGGAGAGGTATTGTTACAAAGATACTAAACAATGGTTTTATACAAGGAGCTAACTGGGTATTCTTGCCATCTCCAAATTTGCAACCATGGAATATAAGACAAAATGTTAATGTTAATGGTGTAGTTGGTACTATGGTAGATTATAGTGTAGGTAGACCGGTTTTTGAGAACGCCACTTTCAACACACTTTACGTGGGGGGAGTGGCGAATAAGGATTTTCCAGAGGCAAAAATATATCGTGAAAGGACACAGTCACATAATAATTATTCGAAATACATTGGTGGAACAACTATAGATGTGCGAGCCGGTAGTAATTATCACCTTTCATCATTTTCTAATTATGTAGGATTTATATTAGATAGAGCTATTCTTTTTACTTTCTTTAGACAGCTTAAAGTAACATATAAATTAAACATGAACATGCATACAGGAAGATATAATAGGACAGCAGGAGTTAATATATTTGTTTTTATATATGATGCAAACAATAGGAGCCACAATATAGGGGGCAATCAGGCAACACATAGATCAGGTGATAATATTGAGAGTGTGCATAATGAGAATACCTATGAGCTGATTGTAGATACATCTATGATAAACCAAGATGGATTTGTAGCACTGTGTGCTGATGCATATAGTGATGATAATTTGTCGAGTGCTATAGGTAGTGTAACATTTACAAAGATAGAATTGATAAATTAGGAGATTAGAATGAGTAAATTGATTTTGAAGGACAAAACAGAAATTGAATTATCAACGTACTATGGAGATACTTATGTAACTCTTATTGATAACTTTGCAAAGCTTGACGAGCTTGAGGATAAGCTTACAGATGCAAATACTGTAATTATGACAGTTCAGGATGATACAGGGGAGCAGTCTATAACAGGTCTGAAGCTGCAGGGCATCACAATCAACTTTATTAAAGATGCAATGGGAGCTATTACACAGATACAAGCTCTACTGATGTTTAGAGCTATGGACAGAGTGGAGCAAGTTGAAGCGACACTTACAGGTCGTATAGACGCACTGTCAAATATGGTAGCAGAGCTTATGGGAAGCGAGGAAGGAGAAGGCAATGAGTAAGAAGAGAACAAAGGTGTATGTGATATTTTTTGCATCAAGGATTAAGCACGGCCTTATGACACTTGATGAAGTGCCGGCAAAGTATAAAGAGGCCGTTGAAGAGTTCATGAAAACTGATGAATACTTGATGATGTAGTTTGATAACAAAAAAAGCTATCTTGATAACAAAAAAAAGATATTTTAATAACAGAAAGAGGGAGATAATCCCTCTTTTTTATATTATGCTGAAGAAATTATTTTTTTGAAAGGAAGGAAAAAAGATGAAAAACGGATATGTTGAAAGATGGGCAAAGGCAGCAGCGGTTAGAGCACTTAAGACAATGGCACAGACAGCTGTGGCAACGGTGGGAACAAGTACAATAATTGCCACAGTTGACTGGAAAGTGGTTGCAAGTGCATCTGTAGTAGCAGGAGTTTTATCACTGCTTACAAGTGTTGCAGGACTGCCTGAAGTGGAGGAATAGAGAGGGCTTAGGCTCTCTTTTTTGATGCAAGAAAGGATAAAAGGATATGATTAAAATTGGACAGGCAAGCAGAGACGAAAGAGGCAGGTACAGCGGTGGTATGGCAGGAGACCAGGATGGAAGAGAGGTCTTAATCCGCGAGTGGTACAACCGCCCGTGGAACAAAGTTTTAAGAGCAAAGAATCCGAGTATAGCAGAGAAGATAGCCGCAGCTATGGAGGATGCGTGTAGAAACGACAATATTGGATATGATCAGTATGAGCGAACTACTTTATACGACCTCTGTAAAGCAAATGGATGGAATATAAAAGCTGTAAATAAACCATGTGAGACTGACTGCTCTGCACTGGTTTCAGTTTGTGTAAATGTGGCAGGAGTGAGATTATCGGGAAGTATCTATACCGGAAATGAATCTGCCGCCCTTTTAAAGACAGGTGAGTTTGAATTGCTTGATGCGCCTAAGTATCTTACGACTGATGAGTATTTACGAAGAGGAGATATTCTTTTGTATGAATTTCACCATACTGCTATTGCACTTGAAAATGGAAAGAAGGCTGAGAAGACTAAGCCTTCACAGGTAGAGTATCCGCTAGGCTGGAATGTTTCTAGCGACGGTCAGTGGTGGTATGCCGACACGCCACACAGTCGCATAGTAGGCCGATGGGCATATATCAACGGCAGGTGGTATGTATTCGACCAAAAAGGCTCTATGATTAAGGGCTGGTTTAAGCAAGGGGATGACTGGTATTATATGAATTCGCTGGATGGAGCTATGCTCAGCGGTCAATGGATAGATGTAGATGGAATGTCTTTTTATCTTACGAAATCAGGGGTTATGGCAATCAATGCATATATAAAAGCTGATGGTAAGGATCTGTATTATTGGGTTGATTCAGAGGGGAAATATCAGAAAGAATATGATACATCTAAGCCTGATTTGAAAAATTACAATTTAACAGAGTAGGAATGATTAGAAAGGAAGGTTAAAATGAGAGCAAATATATTATATTCATTAGTAGGTGCAGTAGGAGGATTTGTAGCAATGGTCTTTGGGGGATGGAGTGATGCACTTATCACTCTTATTGTTTTCATGGCGTTGGATTATGTAACTGGTTTGATTGTTGCAGGTATTTTTAAGAAGAGCAAGAAGTCAGAGAATGGTGCTTTGGAATCACGTGCAGGATTCAAGGGACTATGCCGAAAAGGTGTTGCACTAATGATTGTACTTGTGGCAGTAAGACTCGACATAATTATGCATACAACATATATAAAAGACGCAGTTATAATCGCATTCGTAGCAAATGAAAGTATTTCTATAATCGAAAATGCCGGATTAATGGGCATTCCGGTTCCTGGTATAATTGCTAGAGCAATAGACGTTTTAAGAAATGAGTCAGAAAAAGCTAACAGCAATCAAATTTAAGAATGAATACAGTAGATATATGCCGTACAATCAATCTATAGCCACAGGCAGGCTTTTAAATTAAATATTCAACTAAATCTATATCAAATAACATTAAATGCGATATTGATTAAAATAAGAGCAAACTTTTAGTTAAGAGTTTTATGTGGAATTGCCTCCTATGAATATATGGGAGGCTCTTTTTTTATTGCCAAAAGACTCTAAAATGACCATATATATTATATCTATTATCTAATATCTAATCTCTAATCTCTGGTAAAGAAACCTAACAAGATTTCTTGTAAGAAATCTAACATGAAACCTAACAAAACATTTTTGATGAAATAGCCCCAAACCCTTATATTTACTACATTTCAGGGTAATAGAAGTAACAAATATAATTATATCAAATTAAATTGAACATCTAATACATTAACCCAAATGACCCGACTTTTGACCCAAATTTGACCCGATTTTGACTGTTTTGACCCTGTTTTTGACCCGAATGACCCAGGTTTGACCTGGTTCAAATATAAAATGACTTAGATACTTAAAAGTGGAGTTTAATCAAACAACTGCATAATAGATGTAAATTTATATAGCCGTATTTAAAGCGTATAGCCACAGGTAGCATTTGTTTTGGAACAATCCAACAAATATACATATAAGTACTTAAAATACGATATGAGGCATTTTAAAGTGAATTTTATTTTTAGTAAATTCCAAAAAAAAAATCAAAAAACTATTGACATGTAAGCTAGTTATGTTAGCGTACGCGGCGTAATAAAAAACATAAAAAACATAAAAAACAAAGGAGTTACATAATGAAGGTAGTAGCAAATGTATTAGAAGATATCATAGGAAAGAACATAGAAGTAGAGTTTGAAGTAGAAGACGGTATGACAAGCGAGGAAATAGAGAGGATAGCATGTCAGAAAATTATGGAACACATTGATTGGTGCTGGGAAGCAAAGAAGTCACCTAAGACAAGGAAAAGAGTAAAGTAAGAATAGCCGGAAACAATCATAAAGGTTAACAGGAGGTTATAGTATGCAAATAAAAGATATGCTGAATAGGCTTAAAGGGATTGAGAAAGAAATGAATGAAAAAGAGAACATGTCTGAATACTGGATGGATGAAGAACATCAGGACTTTGAAAAAGCTGCCAGATATGAGGCAGAGGCAGATGTGTTATACAGAGAAGTGTATGAGTTAAGTGACAGAATAGCGGATGCGATAGTAATCATTACAGGTGGACATATAGATAAGGTAACAGCAAGAATGATGTTGTCAAATAAAAGAGAAGATGTTGAGAGGATTTTAAACAAAAGTTTTAGTAGTGCATGTTTTTAATTTAAAGAGCGTGTCTAAGATTGAATTGAGAGATGTAAAATGAGTATAAATGATAAGCGTAAAATAAGAGAGAATACATTAGCAGATATTACTAAGTCTATAAACTATTGTAGCATGGGTCTATTAGTAACTAGTCCTAATAATGTTGAAGAGTGTACAAAGTGGAAAGATAAGAAGGACATCTTAGAAGAGGCGTTAAAAATAATGGTTGAAATTCCGGTAATATAAAGAATGTGTGGATATTGAAATTGGAACTATAATATATGATACATGTTTTCACAATAGATAAGATATAGTTTTCAACTTGATAATTACGAAAATTCCAATAAAAATCAAAAAACACTTGACATCAGTATAGGTTATGTTAGCGTACGCGGCGTAATAAAAAACAAATTTAATTCATGAGTGTATATACACCAAAAGAGTTTTAAGGTAAAGGAGCTAAATAAGTATGTTAAATTTTGATGACAAAGGTAATGTGGAGTTAATAAAGAAGATAATAGATAATTTATCAAAGTATAAAACACTATCACATTTTGATATGTTACCACTGGTATTTGAAAAAGATAGTAGGGGTAAATGTGCATGTATGTTAATTTCACGTCGAGGTTTATTTAACTTAGAGTATGAGATTGTTATATACACTGACTCTATAAAAGTTTGTAATGTAGATTATGGTAAGTCAAAGAAATGTACAAATAAGTTAAGGGAAAATGCTTTATTAGAGATATCTACAAAGATGTTAAATAGGTATACAACTTCAAAATATTCCGACATAATTAAAAATACTTTGTTATTGTATAGTTAGAAATTAAATATAAGTTATTAGAAGTAGCATGATAGTTAAAGTGAAGCTTAATAATGGAGGTAAACTATGAATGTAAAAGAAATGCTAGACAAGCTAGAAGGCCTGGAGATGGAACTGGATACAACTATGATTTAAAAAGTTATATTGGTATAGAGATCTAGTAAGCTGATGCAGATTATTAAATATAATCTGCATTTTTTAATTCCAGGGGTGGTTCATTTGTGACTATAAAAATTTGTTGGAAAAATCCAAAAAAATAATCGGAAAAACTATTGACATGGTAGATAGGTATGTTACCGTACGCATGTAATCAAAAAACAAATTTAATTTATGGAGATGAGCAAGATGAGAAAAGAAAGAAAAGTTTTATTTGAGAAGATTAAGGAGCTGAATATGCAGTGTGATGCAGAGTTAGATAAGCTAGGTATTGACCTTTATGATGAAGTATATGATGAAGTAATAGATAAATTTAGACCATACTTTGATGAGTTAGAAACAAAGTTGGCAAATACATATAACATATCTATCGAAGAGTATAGAGATATAGAGCATAAGAGATGGATGAGAAAGTATGGTATAGAATCATGGTATAGATGAGGCAAATCTTGTTCCTAAAAAGGATGTTAAAAAGTGGATATCAGTGTATTTTAAGGAGGATTAAACATGAGATATAAATATTGGTTAACACTAAGACCGGCAATGCCTGGTACGGTTCCTATGAGGAAATTAAAAGATATTAACAACTTTGATAGTAGAACATACATGGAAGAGGTCGGTAGAGAAGTTTGGGGATATGTTGAGTATTCAGAGCCACTTTCAGAAAAGGAAGTTGCTAATTATGAATTGATTGAAGGAAATAGGGGGTAGAAGATGGTTGGATATTTTGATAATGAGCTTGTATGTGGATGGTATTACTTTGATGATTGCTATTATGGTGATGGAACTAAGGCCACAGCAGAAAAGATAGCGATTGAAAAGAATTAGGAGGAAATTAGTATATGAAAAAATACAATGTGTACATATATGATAGCGAGAGTGGTTGTAATCAGCCGGTACTTGTTGAATGCAAGTCAAAAACTGAAGCAAGGGCTATGGGTAATAAATATATTAGATTATGGAGGTTAGTAAATGGATCTGTTAAAAGCATTGATGAAGTATGTGAATAGAGGTGATATATGACATGGGATGAGATATGCAGGAATGCAGACGGGGCAATATTTGGAGAGCGTTCACTGAAGGTTAAGGATAATGCCAGGGAAAATGTTAGAGGTTTAATAATAGGACTTACTGGTATAGATGTGGAATGTGATGAGTGTCCTGAAGATGTAATAGAAATGCATTGCAATGATATGAATATATGGTTCGACAGTGAAGGAAGGATAGTAAATATAGGCTAATTAAAGCCTTAGTAAATATTAGGAGGATATAAAAATGTCAGATGTTAGATTTTCGGAAGAGCAGATGAAAGCTTTTAGTATGGAGGCAATTCCGGTTTTAGAGCAATTATTTGAAATTGCCAGAAAAAATGGAGTTATTGGTTCTATTAGAGTTTATTCAAGTGGTGATGGATATGTGAGCCTTGAAGGTGAAGGATTACCTGGATGGGAGCTGCGTAAATATAATGGTGAATATGAAATGTCATATAAAAGGGTTGTAGGTTTAGAGGTAGGTGCAACTGTTAGCAATATAGATAGATAATAATTGCTGCATAAGATTTGTATTTTAATGCAGGTTATAAAATTGTAACCTGCATTTTTCACCTCCAATAATTAAGAAAATTCCAATATAAAAATTGGAAAAACACTTGACACAAATATAGGTTATGTTATCGTACGCAGTGTAATAAAAAAACAAATCATATTAAGGAGGGTAAAGATGGATAGAAACATATATAGAGATGGTTGGCATGATGCAAAGGAAGAAGGCCTATCATTCTATGTTGAAAATGGGAGGCTCATAAGGGGCACAATTGGAGAGGGTTCTAATTGCAGAACTGTTTATCCATACAGATATGACAAAAGGCAGAAATGCTATGTAAGAGTAGAGCCAAGTGCAAGGTACAGTGTTTTGGATACAGTAAGCTGGAAATGATTATAACATTGTGGGAACAAAGGAGAAGGAACAGTGGAAAGTATATTTTATTCGATAAATGAGGCTACAGCTAAAGCAGCGAATGATGTTAATTCTATGAGGTCTTACAGGACTGGAAGTGCTACTGAAAGTTATCAAGAACAAGTAAGAAATGTGTATGAGATTGTAAAGGAAATTGAGAAAAAGAAGCCTAAACTTTATGAGAGGGCACAGAGAATGGCAGCGAGATATAGTAGGAAGTTGGCAGAGTATTATAACAGCTATTATAGAAATGAAGCAAGTTGCCCATCTGTGATGATATCCGGAGCCGGTAATTTTCCAGTAGGGAAAAAGAAAAAGCAGAATGAAAGACGTGAGACATTGCTTAATGACTGGAATTATCTGGAGAGCTATGCAAGGAAGATTGAAGACCTATTAACTATGAATCAGCCTATTTTATCGAATGATGAACAGGCTATTGAGCTTCTTGAAGAAAAGTTAGAAGCGTTGAAGGAAAAACAAGAAAATATGAAGGCTGTAAATAAAGCAATTAAGAAGAAAGATGTTGCAGTCGGAAATGAAGAGCTTAGAGATATGGGTTATTCAGACAATGACATAGCAGAATTAAGAAAGCCGAACTTCGGAGGAATAGTAGGATATCCTAGTTTTTCATTACAGAATAACTTGGCAAACATAAAAAGGGTTGAAGCTAGACTTAAAAAGCTTAAGTCAGTAAAGGCTGATGGCACAAAAGAAGTAGAATGCGAGTTTTTTAAGGTTGTTGAAAATACGGACCTTATGAGGTTGCAACTTATCTTTGATGGAAAGCCAAATGATGAAGTTAGATCTATTTTAAAGAAGCATGCATTTAGGTGGTCCCCGAGCAATAAAAGTTGGCAAAGGCAACTTACAGATAATGCAAAGAGAGTACTGCCTGTAGTTATAAATGAGATAAATGCATTAGATAGTATCGCATAATGCGAGAAATGTAACACTGATATTAAACAGGGCTGTTTACATTAATGGATGTAACAGTCCTGTATAGATATTATAAGTTGCTTGTAAATTTTGAAATAAGTAAGGAAATGTATATGGAAAATAATAATATTACAATTGATTTAGTTACACTTGATGTTAAATCTATGGATGGGTGGGAAGAATTTCAAGGTGGAAAAGATTTTACAGATTATTGTAATAGAGGAGATTATGTAAGTGAGGATATATATGATTACTTCTTAAATATATTGCCACCTGTCACAGTATCAAGTGGATACTTACAGGCAGGAGGAGAGATAATGACAGCTTTTAATGAGAAGAAAAATAGGTATGAAGGAGTATATCTAACATTTGTTTCTACGAATATGAAGGGTATATATAGTTTTTGTGGATGCTGTTTCAAAGGTCAGATAGATGATGTAAGAGTTTACAGAGGATATAGTTCTATAAATGATTTTTTATGTAGCACATATAGAAATAAATTTGGATTCTCAGATATCAGACCGGTTGTAAAGTGTAAAGACGGTTTTGAGTTTTCTGTGCAGGTAGGGTCAACCTATTATAGCAATCCTAGAATTGATGGAGATGACATATGTTATACATCTTGCGAGGTTGGGTATCCTACAAAAAAAGAAGACTTGCTTATACCATACATAGAAGAAGAGGACGCAGATCCTACAAAGACTATTTATCCATACACACCTGTAGAGGTGATAGATAAGGTGCTTAAAAAGCATGGTGGATTTTATATAGCAGTATGTAAATAGATTTAAAACGCCTTGAAATATATTTGAAAAAAATGTATTTCAAGGCTAAATAAGACAACGAAAGAATGAGGTTATATTTCATTGGTTAATAGTTCTAAGATAGAAAAGGCGATTGAATCATTAAGGATAGCTGAAAAGATAGCAAAGGACTTTTACGATAAGCCACTTGTAGTTACTTACAGTGGTGGCAAAGACAGTGATGTATTATTAGATTTAGCATTGAAGTCCGGAATAATATTTGAAGTTTCGCATAGCGTGACAACGGTTGATGCCCCACAAACTAATAAACATGTGAATAGAACATTTAAAAAGCTAAGAGATCAAGGTATAAATGCATATAAGAGATTGCCTAGCTACAAAGGTGAGTCAACCAATATGTTTGATTTGATTGTAAAGAAAGGTATTCCACCAACTCGAATGATTAGATATTGCTGTAGTGTATTTAAGGAAAGCACAGAAAAGAATAGAGTAATAGCACTTGGTGTAAGATCAGCAGAGTCAAGAAACAGGAAAAACAGAGAAGTGTTTCCAACATGGGGGAATGGGAATCGAAATAAAGCTAAATATTTTAGTAAAGAACATGTCGAAGAAGTTTTTAAGGATGCTAAAAGCCACGATGAAGTATGGGACTGTGTCATTGTTACTACTGCCAGAAAAAACAAGACTATAATAGTTAATCCCATCTATGAGTGGAGCGATAGTGATGTTTGGGATTATATTAACGAAAACCATATCGAATACAATGAATTATATAACATGGGATATAAAAGAGTCGGCTGCATATTATGTCCTCTGGCAAAAAGAAGTGAAAAGCAAAGAGATATGATTACTTTTCCTTCTTATAGAAAGCGATATATAAAAGCTTTTGAAAAAATGTTAGAAG